GAGATCCGGAACAGGTGCGCCAGACCTTGGATGGCCTCGACGCCGATCTCCAGAAGATCGACGATACGATCGAAGGCATCCAGCATCAAAAGGTCTTTGATGCGCTGATCGCCAACTTCAAAAAGCTAAGGAAGGCGGCCGCCGGCTCGCAGGAACAAATGTCAGCTCTTAACGGGGTAACCGGAGGTCTGTCAACGATCGGCGGAATGATTACTCAGCTGGGTAACGCAATGGCAGATTGCGACGTTAATGCAGGCAAAGTCGTTGTAACGGTGGGTAATGCCATCACAAGCATAGCCAGCTTTGCTGCGGCCGGTGCGAGTGTCGGAGGCGTTTGGGGCGCTATTGCTGGCGCGGTTGTAGGTGCGGCGTCTGCGATTATTCCTGCCATCGGTAAGATAGACGAATGGTCGCAATCATTGGAGAAGAGCTATGACAGCCAGCTTAAGTGGTTGGATAAAGCGAGAGACGCGAATATTGAACTCATAAAGGGGTACGGCAGCGTTGCAGAAAAGATAGATCTTGCTACGAAAGCCATCGAGAATAACGTTAAGGCGTTGGAGCTGCTTAATCAGAAAAGCCGCGAATTGAGGGAATACCAATCCGAGGACAAAAACGGGCATTCCGTGTGGTACATGGATCGGCAAAAGGTAGCCACTACCATGCGAGACATGGGAGCATTCGAGAACTACGATGAATGGGAGAAGACGCACGTACCAGACGCGAAGAAGCGGTACGAATACAACAAATACGTGCGAAACCCCAAAAACGTACATGCCACGCAAGGCGTTCCCTTGCTGTTAGAGGCTATGAAAAACGGGTACGTACCCATCAAAATAAAGGCCGAATTTGACAAACAGGGCCTCGACCTCCAGACGTTTTTGGACGACCCGGCGGGATACTTAACGAACACCAAGGAGGACGCCCTAAACTACGAGCAAATGAAATGGTTGCATGACACGTACCCGGCCCTGTTAGCAGCGTTGGATAGCCGCCAAAGGGAGCTTGTAGAGCAGCGAATGGAGCACTTAAAGGCGGAATCGGAGAAAGTCACACAAGCCCTGCAAGAATCGATGGCGGGCGTCTCTTTTGACGGCCTTCTTTCCGAGTATGAGAGCTTTCTGAAGAAGGCGGGCGACGGATCCAAAGACCTCGGAAAGACCATCGAGGGACATCTCCGCGACGCCATTGTAAAAGGCCTTATCGACAAGAAGACAGAGGAACGGATCAAAAAGACCTATGAGAGGATTGCGAACCTCATGCAGAACCGCGAAAAGATGAGTGCCGAAGAGTATCAGAAGCAACTCCAAGAAGCCAAAGACGAGCTCACGCAGATCTACAAAGAGCTCGCCGAAAAGAAGAAGGAGGCCTTCGACAAGACGGGACTCAAGGACTATGAAGAAACGAAGGAGAACTCCATGCGTGGAGCGCTGGCTAAAGCCTCACAGGAAAGCATCGACCTGCTTGCTGGCGTTATGGGTGCCATTCGTGTGTCCATAGAGCAGATTGTACGGCTGTTGAATGAGAGTCGCGGCAAGGGGGGAGGCGTGGCTGAGTACTATGACTCCATCCGCCAATCATTCGCGGCGCTGCGTGAGATTCAAATCGCAGGTTGGAAAGAGGTCACAGCGATTAAGGATATGGTGCAGCAAATACACGTCACGCAGGTGACTGTGGCACAGCTCTCTCAAACCGTGGCCGACCATACGGCCTCGATCAAAGAGACCAGCCGACGCATGGCCGAGAGTATTACAGCAATCAATAACAGCGGTGTAAAGATCAAAGGAGGAGGACTCGGATTATGACCCACGCACTCATTGACGGACGAAACATTTACGACGCATTCGGAGCCACGCTTTCTCCGGATTCGTTCGGCAACATTCTGAAGTATCCCGCACGGGAGGCGGTGCACCAGACAGACTTTGCCGAATCGCACGGCATACAGGCCGATCTGCGTTTTTTCCGCTTGCAGCGCCGCCGTTTACAGCTCACCTTTTTCTTGGCTGGCGATGGCGAGGCAGACCTACAGGCGCGCATCAAGGCCTTTGTTGACAAACTGGCCGCCCCAGACTGGCATACGTTTGACTTTGGGATGGGACAGTTTTTCTCTTTTCGCTACGTGTCTACCTCTGGCCTTGTCATGCACCGTCTACTTGCCCCCAATCGAGCCGGCGCCACACTTACGGTAATGATGGAAGAGCGCACCTTCCCGGGACTTATACGGACGAGTTATTACATGGTCGTAGGCCCCACCCCCGTGCCACAGACTCCGCGCGGAGTGGCTTCGATTCGGGGTGTAGACCTTGGAGATTATGGTGCGTCGCTTGACGATGTTTATACCGGCGTAGTGGCAGCCCCGGCTGAACTGAAAGAGCCGTACAACGATGGCAGGACACTTCATCTCGACGCACCGCGAAGAAAGTCTGCCGACTGGACACTCTACATCGATCTCGCGGCTCCAACGCTGGATCACTTCATACACAATTGGAGTGCGCTCTACAACGCCATCGCAGCGCCGGGCACATTTCCGCTCTACCTACGTGAACGGGATGCCACGTCTGAGGTCTTCTACAGGGATTGCACAGCGTGCACAGCCATCTTTGGTACGTGGCACGCAGCCAAAATGCAGATCAAAGTCACCTGCCCCACCGGGGAGTAGTGGGTGATCGCAGATGTCCCTTCTACTTTTGCCGCCGAACAACAAACACAACAACAAAACACACCCCATTCCGGGGGAGGGTAACACGACTCCCCCGGCAACAACAACGAAACACCCAACAACCCACCTCACCCAGAAAATGAGTGTAGTATCCGAATTGATGCAAGAGACCGCCACGCTGGCTGACACGCCCGCGGTGATTCCCTTTGCCTTTCAGAACGTGCCCGAGGGTAAGAACCCGGGCGAAGCCATATCGATCAAACCCATCACCGTGGGCACATGGTTTCGCATGCGCCCCTTGCTGGCGGCTATTGATAAGGCAGACGTCGAAAGACTGATCGCGCGACCAAAGCCCGAGGGCGACGCGCCCGAGGACGACAGGGCCACGACGGACGGCACTCCGTCTGCTGACGCCTTGGAGGTCATGCAGCGATACGGCGAATTGGTCTTCGAGATCGTCTGCCTTGGGATCCACAACCGCCCGGGCGACATGCCCCGATGGTTTCGAGAGACGCTTCAAGAGAGCGCCACGTGGCGAGACCTCTACGTGCTCCTTAACGCCATACTGTACCGCCTCGGTGTGCAGTCTTTTTCCAACTCTATCACAGTCCTGAAAGCTGTGAGCCCGCTCGGAGAAGAGGAGATGATAGCCCTTCAACGGAACAAGACCGCCTGGACGCAGAAAGCCCTTTCGGCTTCCTCTCAGCCGCCAACGAAGCCTTCGGATACAGCCACCGAGAGACCCTCGCCGCGCCCTATGCCCTGATGTTGGCCCTGATGCGTGAACGCGGGTACACCGTCAATAAGCGCAACCGTGAGATGGAGCGAGGCGATGACTCCAAGGGTGACGATGGCGAGGAGTACAGAATGATACGAGACTTCGAGACGGGCGAAATGCGGCCCGTACGCGTAGCCAAGGGTGGACGGATCTGATCCGCCACCCACCCCAAACAGACCACTAAACAGAACCAAAAACAGACAACACCGAATGATCATCTATAGAGCAGGTAAGCAGATCGCAGACGTGTGGGTCGGCGCCGCCTCCTACACGCTGGAGGAGATCAACGGCGCCCGGATCGCCTACGTGGAGTTCACCACCCTACAACCGATCGGGCTGACCGTAAATGACTCGATCACCTACAAAGGTGAGACGTACTACGTCCGCCATCGCGAAGACGTCACGAAGGAGGAGGTCAGCCGCGGCTTTGCGTACCGCGTGAAGTTCTACCACGAGATGTACCGACTGCACGACGTCGTGGCCTTCCCCTACGAGAAGCCCGACTTCCGTAAGAACATGAGCAAGTACAACGGCACGGCCAGCCAGTTGCTGGACATCGTGGTGCGATCCATGAACCGCGTGCACACCGGATGGAAGGCAGGCAGCTGTGTGGAGACGAAAGCCGAGACGTTCGATCTGAAGGACAAGACGTGCGCCGAAGTTGTTAATGAGATCGCCACACGCTTCGAGACGGAGTTCTATGTGCAGGATCGCACGCTCACTATCGGACGACGCGAAATCGATCGCCCCGGCAGCCGCATCTATTCACAGGGCCCGGACGGGGGATTCCGATCCATCACACTCTCAGCCGTCGAGGAGGTGCCCCCATTGACGCGCCTGTACGCCTACGGATCCGACAAGAACATGGCCGCGCAAGGCACCAAGGACGCGCTGGAGTACCTCAAACTCCCCGGAGGCGCACTCTATTTGGAGAAGAACGTCGACAAGTACGGTGTGATCGAACAACCGAAGCAGTTTCAGGACATCTACCCCCACGGCGTCTTTACCGTCACGGCGCGCGTGGACGAATTCACGTTGCAGGCTGCAGGAATCGATTTCGATCTTGACGCGCAACTGATAGATAACACAGAGCCGACCGTCACCTTTCAAGACGGCGGGTTGGCAGGCTATGACCTACACATCGTCAAAGGCTCATGGGATAACAAGACGAAGCGGTTCAAACTGGCTAAGGTGGAAGAAGAGGGTGCCCTCAAAGTGCCCGGTGACATCCATTTCGCGGTCGGAGATAAGTTCATTCTGACCGGCATTAAGATGCCCAAGGCCTACGTGGATAAGGCATCCGAGGAGCTTCGGGTAGCGGCTCAGAAGTACCTCGATGGCAAATGCGAGAACCGCACGAAGCTGGCCGTGGTCTGCGACGAGGTCTTATTCGCGAAGCACTCACTCAGCGTGCAATGTGGCGAGCTGATGCACGTCCGAGACACACGCCTCGGGCTGGATCGGAAGATCCGCGTGACGAGTGTCAAGCGCTTCATTGAGAATGACAACGAAGAGCCGTATCGCTATGAGATCGTGCTCAGCGACTTTCTCGAGGGCAACCGCTTCATGCAGGAGCTGAGCGACATAAAGAAGGAATCCAAGGCCGCGCGCGAGCGGGCCGAGGAGATGGTGCGCTACAGCCGCCGCCAATGGCAAGACGTCAAGGAGACACAGGAGCACCTGAAGAAGGATTTCGCCGACAAGTTCAAGGAGTCTATCAATCCCGTAACGATTGAGACCATGCAGCTGATCGTCGGACACGAGCAATTGCAATTCGTATTCGTAGACAGCAAGACGGCGCCGCAAAAGGTGGTTGGTGTGTATCCAGAGTTCACCGGTGGACGGGTACGTGTTCAAGCTGCGGGCCTCTTCTTGAAGCATATGACGATGGGCGTTAAGGCCATCTCATCGAAGCATGACCCCAGCCAATACCGCTATTGGGAAATGGCCGACTTCACCTCTGAGGCGCTGGCCGCCGATAAGGTCTATAGGCTCTACGCCTGTGTGCCCGTAAGCGGTGAGAGTGGCACGTTTGTGCTGCACGACACGTTCAAGGGTATGAATGATGAAGCAGGCGCTTACCTGCTTTTGATGGGTTACCTCGGAGCGGAGCGCGAAGGAAACCGCAGCTGGGGGCGTGCGTATGGCTTCACGGAGATCCTTCCGGGGCAGATCACCACGGAGCTGATTCAAGACCCCAACGCGCAGCTTGTGATCGACCTCGCTAATGGTCGCATTACGGGCCCGCTGACCATCACCGCCGGATCGGTGGGATACAACAACCTGACCGACAAACCCGACTTGACGGGCTACCTGACAAAGTCTGAGTTCAAAGTCACGGCCGATCAGATCCGCGCGGAGGTAGGCCGTGCCAACCAAACGGCGGGCGGCACGAAGGCGCAGCTGGACGCCTTCCAGCAACAGACGCAGCAGAACGTGAACAACCTCCTGAGCCGCCAAGCCACAGCCGACGATAAGATCTACCGCCTGCAGACGGCGGGCTTCATCTCGAGGGCCGAGGGCAATGCCCTTTACGCCTCCGCGCAGCTGGCTAATGGTGACACGATTGCCAGCTACATCACGCAAAGCCCGGAGGCGATCAATATGATCTCTCGGAACATCAACATCAACGCCGCCGTAACATTCGAGAGCTACAAAGAGGATAACGCCCAAAAGCTGGCTGCCGTCAATAGGCGTGTCTCCAACACCGAAACGACCCTCAGCAACCAGCAGAACCAGCTCAATCAGAAGCAAGGCAAGTATGACCCGTTCGACATCAACAACGCGCGCCTTAACGGGAAGACCGTCATCGAGGGAGGACTGATCAAGACGGAGCTGATCAATACGAAGAACCTCGTCGTGGAGAAAGCGGCAAGCATCGGAGACTTCAGGGTGAGTAAAGAGAATGGTCTACAAGGGAATGGAACGGAAATTCTGCCAAATGGCCTAATGCGACTTAGTGAGTGGGGTAGCAGACTGGACTTGAGTGGTGGGGGGATATCTTCAATCCCATCCAGCGGCTCTTCGTTTTCTCTAGACAACATGCAGTTCACATATGGAAATGCCGGTGTGATATTCCGCTTGAGTGTAGACCGATTTGGAAACGAATGGGTAAAACGCGTAAAAATGAGTATGTCAAAGCTACCGCACGTCAATACCGTAAAGTTAGAAGGCGGCGCCCACACCTTCCGCACCCTGAAATGGGATGAAAACACCGGCCTCGTTTGCTGGGAATAGACCGACAATCACCACAAACAATTATACAGAATGAAAACAATCAATTTCAGCAAGGTGCGCGAAGGGGAGTACATCTCCGAGAGCTTCGCGCCCGAGAGCGACGCGATCAGCGTGCGCGTAGAGTTTGAAGCAAGGGCGACGGGCAATGCCTTGATCGTTGAGCGTTCCATCACGGGGCAAGACTGGGTGACGGCTGACGTCGTGACCGGGTACGGCTTCGACGGGAAGGCCGTAGAGTTTGGCGTGGACGGCATCGCAGCCGGGCAGCAATTGCGCCTCGTGGCCGGTGCGCCCGCCAGTGCGAAGTATATCGGATAACCAAAGAAAGAAGATAGATCTATGAAAATCGTGCATTTGATTCAGTACCACCTCGGAGGTGGACGAAAGAGGAAAGGCGGCAAAGGTGGGCACACGCCCACGCCGCAGCTGCCAGACGCTGGCAAGCCGTATGTAGACAGTGTCAGCTATGACAAAGACGCCAAGAAGGTGCGACTGCGTGCGCAGAACGCCCGGGCGGGGGAGGTCAAAACGCCGCTGGGAGATTGGCAGGAGTTTCCGATTGAGATCCCCGAGCCTACGCCGTTACCCGACGCCGGCAAACCGTTTGTTGAAGGGGTAACGTACGATCCGGACACGAAGAAGGTGAAAGTGCGCGCCAAGGTCGCACAGGCCGGGGAGGTGAAAACCCTCGAGGGAGATTTGCAAGAGTTTCCGATCCACGTACCCGCGCCACCGGCACCGCCCGCACCCACTTTGCCAGACGCCGGCAAGCCCCGTGTGTCGAAGTTCGATTACGATCCAACCACCCGGCAAGTAACCGTTCAGGCCAGCGTATCGCAGGCGGGCGAAGTCAAGACACCCCTCGGA